TTCTCATGAACACTAAAGTCGCAAAGCATCTTTCAATTCCAGAGAATCGCATCAACTATTCTTTTCACTTTCTTGATGAGTTTGGTCCTGAGTTTGTAGATTACAAAAAATGCTATGATAAGATAGCAGAATGGTCTGACAAACTTGACACTTCCGAATCACACTTCTGAGTTCTAAAATGTTATTTGTTTCTGGTTCTTCTCCGTTCCTTGATATTACTCACAAGGTCTATGAGTTCTTTACATCTTCCTACGAGATTCGGAGCGACGTAGAAATTTGCCATTGTAACTTAAGTGATGATAATGCCCTAGGATTTACCGAGGTTAATGGTGAGGAACAATTTGTTCAAGTGCATAACAAAGGGATGACATATGAGGAGCATTGTAAAACTATTCTCCACGAACTTATGCACGTTGTTCAGAATGAGAATGGAATAATTGATGAGGATGAGAGAGAATCAGAAGCATACGATATGGAGGGGATTCTTTACACTAACTTCTGTGCCAGTGAGGGAACTGTCCACAATTCTGGCACAGCACCCCAAAATCGGGTATCTTAAGGAAGTGGAGGGGACCACACCCCACCACACTCCAAACACTCTCTAAACTCACCAAACATGCGTAAGATCGAAAAGCAAATGTGTGCCGCAGTTCAGTCCAACAAAGACTGGAAATCTGGTAACACTTCTGTTCACTTTGATCCTGAGACTGGCGTCTCTGTTGTTCGTCTTCATGGCAACAAAATTGCTGAGGTTTCTGATAACGACATGACCATCTTCGATGGCGGTTGGCAATCTGTCACCACAAAATCACGACTCAATGCACTTTGCACTGAATTTTGTGTTGCTGGTGAAGGTGTTTTCCAAAAGGATTTCGCCTGGTATGTGAGAAAGTTTGTAGGTGCAATTAACGGACAATCTAAGTTCGTTATCGAAACTTTCCAATCTGGTTATGTCTTTGCCTGATGTAATCATAGAGGGGTTAGTTACACTTTCCCTTCTATAATTACTTCATTATTAACACTCTGGGCAGTACAGAATTGGGAGACTGATTCACAACGTAAGACCCAGCATTGAACCAAACACACTAACACAAACTCTCTGTTATTATGTCCAAAGAAGTGATGATCGGTATGCTGAAAGTTGCCAACAATGGTAATGATCTGCTTCAGATTCTTGACTCTCTCACTGATACTAATCAAGAGGTAATCTCCTCTGATGCAGTTGACTTCAGTGGTAATCCTGTGAACTTCTGAGTCATTCGTTTCACTCATTCTGTCCTTCGGACTAATAGGTAGGGGGGGACTAAAATCCCCCCTTTTTTACTCAAATATATAAAGATTATGCTTTTTTTCTATTAAAAAAGGTTTAATAAATGTATTTGAGTTGTTTATACTGTTCTTGAGAATGATCAGTTTAAGTATACTCAGGGGGGTATCTGGGGTGTCTTCAGAGTTACTCAGAGGGTCTTTTTATTCTCAATTAAATGTCTCTAGGTCTTGTGATCTAAGCGAGCAGTCTATCACGAACTCGCAGAAATGTCAAGGGGGCGCTGATAAGTTTTCTGAGGGATTGACAACACAAAAATATCAGTCTTTCTTATAAATACTGATTGGACGATTGACAATATCTCTCAGGCATTCTATACTAGTCAAGTATCACCAACGGAGTCTCAATCATGTCAGTCGCTATCAGTCAGGCACAGAAGCAACGTTATAGAATCACCCTGGATATTGAAGTAATGGATGACTTTGACCCACATCAGATTCATTGGGAAGATCTATTTGAACTGGAAGGATCTGAGAGAGTTATTGACAGTTATGTAGAGGACCTGAGTGTACCTGTCCGCTGGTGATTGGCAGTCCATTGTTGATACTTAATAACACTGCAGTTGACATCAGTTAGCAGCAGTGCTATGATGTGGGAAAGTATCAGTGAACCACAGTGTTTATGCGGCGGTTGTTTATGTTGATGCGCCGCGATGCCGTATATAAAAAACGCTAACTACCCTAACCTACAGAGGTGACAGATCGACCTCGATATATAATTCGAAGTTTGATTTCGTAGTTGGAAAAAAAATTTCCCGCAAAAAAATTTTATGGAAAAGGTTTATCACATCTATGCGAAAAAAGAGTGTTTATATAACAATCTTTCAGAGGAACAATTTAATAATACATGGAACTCCCTCAATAGGATGGTTGGTCTAATGCAGACTGATTATCAACTTGAGGATTTGTCATATGAGGAATGTACTCGCACCCATGGAGTACGTTCGGGTAATACGACAGAACCAGAAGGGTCAGATAGTTATTGACATCATACATACACCGTATTATAATTGAACTGAAGTAATTTCAAAAACATGGCAAAAGGATTTACTGTAAAAGCAAATGCGCCCAAGAAGACTCAGGCACCTGAGTGGGACATTGCAGCAATTAAAGAAAGGATGAAAGGAAAGACGATTGTATTTTGTCTTCCTGGTCGTGGATGTTCTTTTATCTTCTTGAAGAACTTTGTACAACTGTGCTTTGATATGGTACAGAATGGAATGAGTATTCAGATCAGTCAAGATTACTCTTCTATGGTTAACTTTGCACGTTGTAAGTGTCTGGGTGCAAATGTACTTCGTGGACCTAATCAGATTCCTTGGGATGGTAAGTTGGAATATGATTACCAGCTGTGGATTGACTCAGACATCGTGTTCGATACGAATAAGTTCTGGCAACTCTGTGATATGGCAATTGCTGCCGATGGTACAGAGAAGGAGATTACTGCTGGATGGTATGCCACTGAAGATGGACACACGACTTCTGTTGCACACTGGTTAGAAGAAGATGATTTCCGTAAGAATGGTGGAGTGATGAATCACGAAACTGTCGAATCCATTCAGAAGCGTAAGAAACCTTTTACTGTTGATTACACTGGATTTGGATGGGTATTGATTAAGAAGGGTGTCTTTGAGAATCTGGAGTACCCTTGGTTTGCTCCTAAGATGCAGGTCTTTGAGAGTGGAAATGTACAGGACATGTGTGGTGAGGATGTCTCATTCTGTCTTGATGCCAAGGAGAAGGGATTTGAAATCTGGTGCGACCCTCGTATTCGTGTGGGTCATGAAAAAACTCGTGTTATTTGATAGGAGGTATTTACAATGGCAATGATGAAAGGTGGCACCTATGTAAAGGGTAAGCCTAAAAAAACTCGTCAAGGTAAGAGTCAGTATACTCTGCTTTCTGCGACTTCTCGTAATAAAGCAAAGAAGCGTTATCGTGGACAGGGTAAATAGAACAGATACATTAATTCATAATGGCTGCTCTTATTTGTAACCTTCCTTCAGTAGAAGTTTGGGTACGTAAAGAATATCTAACTGACCATCAAAGTGGTCATGGTGAATTTGTAAAAGGCGTCTGGGTATCGGCAAAGTCGATTCCTGGGCGCACTTTTTATTTTGAAACATACTTACCTGAGTATGCTGCGATGTATGATAAATTGCCTATCAGTGCCTTTGTCTCGTCACGAGAGACTCCTAATCCTGATATGAACTTACCTAACCTACAGTTCTGGAATTGTATGGACTATGGTATAGTTGCTGTTCAGAAGCAATTCATCGGTTCAATGGACTATGAATTGTATACTAGGGACTTTGGTATTCAAAAAGGGACTTATATTTGTACAATAGACAATTATCATCAAGATCCTGATACAATTGATTATGCCACAAGTGAAAATCCTGCTGAACACAAGTCACATAACCTAATTGAACTTGAAAATGGGCAGTATGCACTGTATCCAAACAATAGAATGCGTATCTATGACAATAGTTTGACGCCTGTTGAACCAAAAATGCCTGATTTTAAGGTATCAACGCAATATTATCAAGTTGAAAATGGGTTTGAACGTCTTGGTATGGGTCGTGAAGACGAATATTTTTGGAAAACTGCTAAAGAACGTGAAAATTCACCCAAAAAAGAGGAAAAAACCGATGACTGACAACATTCATCCCGATAGAGACCCAAATTTTATGCAAGAAGTATGGGGAAAACCCAATTATATTTCTGATTATTGGAACGCACCACAAAAAAAGATGCTTAGAGAGATCAACAATGATGATTTGACTCCCAAAAAGCATGATTTTCAGATTCAAAATGAAATTCACGAAAAAATTCGTAATGATAACGATTATGATGACTGGGATTATGGTACAGAACCTATTCCTCTGAGTGAATTTTGATAAAGTGCCTTAATAAATAAGTTATAATCGCTATATTCGCGTGCCGATAGAACGGGTAAGTCAAGGTTTTAAGGATTTAAGTATGACATTTCAGAGAAATCCTCTGAATGATGACCTTGTAATACTTAAAAATGCATCTGCGATTGCCCGTTCTGTTAAAAATATTGTTTTTACTCAACCTGGAGAGAAATTTTTCGATGAGGACTTCGGTTCTCGCGTCTCCAGGTTTTTATTTGAGAATGTTGATCCTGTAACTGCCTCTAATATTAGAGATGAAATTATTCAATCAATTCTTAATTATGAGCCAAGAGTGAAATTGACTACTGTAAGGGTCATTCCCAATTATGATAACAATTCTATGGATGCTTTGATCGTTTATGACATTATCGGGGCGGATATTCCACCACAACAATTAGAATTTGTTTTGCAACCAACCAGGTAAAAAATGCCATTATCAAATTTCACAAACCTGGATTTTAATCAGGTTAAAACAACACTCAGAGAATATTTAAAGGAAAATTCTAGTTTTACCGACTATGATTTTGAAGGATCTAATCTTTCATCGATCCTTAATGTTTTGGCGTACAATACCTATATTACTTCGTATAACGCAAACATGGTTGCGAACGAAGTTTTTATTGATAGTGCAACTTTAAGGGAAAATGTCGTCTCTTTAGCAAGAAATATTGGATATACCCCCAAATCAAGAAAAGCAGCAAGAGCAACAATAACATTTTTCGTCAGTACTAGTAGTTTATCACCTACACCAGCAACAATTACCTTAAACAAAGGTATTGTTGCAAGTTCTTCTAGTTCTTTTGGCAGTCAATCATACGTTTTTTCGATTTTAGAAGATATTACAGTTCCAGTTGTTAATGATACTGCACTTTTTACTAATATTCCGATTTATGAGGGAAATTTAGTAACCTCTAACTTCACTTATAATGCTAGAAATCCCGAACAGAAGTTTATTTTAGATAATATCGGCATTGACACCGATTTGATGACTGTAACTGTTCAACCAAACCAACAATCGTCTAGAAAAGTAAAATATAGTCTTCAATACAGTTTATTTGATATTGATGGAGAGTCTAAAGTATACTTTATCCAAGAAGTTGATGATGAAAGATATCAAGTTATTTTTGGGGACGGTGTTTTTGGAAATAAACTAGAAGATAACAATTTTATTACAGTAAATTATATCGTATCTAACGGAGATGCGGCAAACGGAGTTAATAACTTCAAGTTTTCGGGAAGACTTACTTATAATCGGAATGCTCAAGATTATGTTGTCACTTCAGGCATTTCTGCTCTCTCTACAGGCATTACTGCATCTGGAGGAGAGTCTATTGAAGGTGTCGAATCAATCAAAAAGTTTGCACCCAGAATTTATGCTTCTCAAAACAGAGCATTAACGGCAAATGACTATGAAACTCTAATTCCAGCAAGAATTTATCCCGAAACTGAGTCAATTTCGGTTTTTGGTGGGGAAGAATTGGTTCCACCACAATACGGTAAAGTGTTTATCAGCATTAAACCCAGATTTGGTGATTTTCTTCCTAATTTGATTAAAGAGAACATCAAATTGAAGTTAAAAAAGTATGCTGTTGCTGGAATTGTCCCAGAAATCTTAGATCTTAAGTATCTGTACTTAGAAGTTGACAGTAAAGTTTATTATAACTCAAATCTAGCGCCTTCAGGAGCAGCCGTAGCATCTATTATTCAGAATAATGTAACTAAGTATTCTGAGTCTTCTGAGATGAACAAATATGGAGCAAGATTTAAATATAGTAAATTCTTAAAAACGATTGATGATAGTCACGAATCTGTGACATCCAATATTACTACCGTAAAAATGAGAAGAGACCTAAGGGTCGTTCTTAATACGTTTGCAGAGTATTCTATTGGATTCGGCAACGAATTTCATATTAAATATATGGATGGTTATAATATTAAATCATCTGGATTTAATATTGCAGGAATATCGGATCCAGTTTATCTCGGAGACGTTCCAGATACAAATAGAGTCACTGGATCTATATTCTTATTCACTGTTCCTAATGTGGGTTCTCAATCTCCTAGAATTTTGAGAAGAAATGCTGGAACAATTAACTATGCTTCTGGAATTATTACATTGAATCCAATGAACGTTACTGCAGCAAAATCTAAGGATGGAATTCCTATCATAGAAATTGAAGCATCTCCTTTGTCAAATGATGTTATCGGATTACAGGATCTTTATTTGCAACTAGATATAGGGGGTAGTAATTTTGAAATGATCGTTGATGAAATATCCTCTGGATTGGATCCATCAGCATCCAATTACATTGTATCCTCTAGTTACGCAAATGGCAACCTAGTGAGGGCAGGTGGTATTGATGCCACCGGAAGCACCACACAAACGACTACAGGCACCACTGGTGGCACATCTACCACTGTTGCCACTACACCTACTACTACAGTATCTACATTCGGATCATCAGGTTCATCCTCATACTAAGAAGATAAAATCATAAAATGTCAAAAAACAGAGTCCAACTTAACAGTATTATCTCTAGCCAACTTCCTGCTTATGTGCGGGAAGACTTCCCTTTAGTTGCAAGTTTTCTAAAGCAGTATTACCTTGGACAGGAATACCAAAGTGGACCTGTTGATTTAATTCAAAACATTGATCAATATATTAAACTAGATTCGACAACAAACTTAGTTGAGTCTGTTATTCTTAGTGGAGATATTACTTTCTTTGCAACCACTATTAACGTTGATCCAATAAAGTCTCCTACAGGGACTAAAGGATTTCCAGACTCATATGGGTTATTGCAAATTGATGATGAAATCATTACCTATACTGATAAAACGGATTTTTCATTCACAGGATGCCGTAGAGGATTTGTTGGAATTACTTCATATAAATCAGATCTTAACAAAGAAGAATTAGTATTTGAAGAAAGTGAGTATGATAATCACACTGGTGGTTCAACCATCAAAAACTTAAGTGTTTTATTCTTAAAAGAATTTCTCCTTAAAACAAAAAATCAACTTCTTCCTGGATTAGAGAACAGAACTTTATCCGAAGATTTAAACCAAAATATATTCTTAAAGCAGTCAAAAGATTTTTACCTGAGTAAAGGAACCGATCAATCTTTCCATATTTTATTCAAAGCACTTTATAATAAAGAAGTTTCTGTCATACGTCCATCGGAGTTTTTGTTTACTCCGTCTAATGCTAGATATGAAATCGTAAATCAATTGGTTGTTGAACCGATTTCGGGAGATCCCGAAAATCTTGATTCCGCTACACTATATCAAGATGCTTACAAATTTGACAATAATATTAGAAAGTCCTACGCTCCAATTACCTCTGTAGAAAAAATTGAGGTTGGATATGGACAATCTTACTACAAATTAAATTTTGACGGTGGATATAATAGAGATATTGGTGTAAGTGGAGTTGAGTATGGACAGTTTAAAGTAGAGCCATCTACAAGAGTTATTGGTAATGTTTCTGCAGGATCCTCCATTTTTGACGTAGATTCTACGGTTGGATTTGGAACTACAGGTGAATTATATGTAACGTATAATGATACGACTACGGGTGTAGTTTCCTATACTTCAAAGTCATTAACTCAGTTTTTTGGTGTAACAAATCTAACAGGAATAATTAATGATACAACAGTAGTAGGTGTCAATACATTTGCTTATGGTAGATCTAAATTAAATCAAGATGAAATCATAAAAGTTAGAATATCATCGGTATATGATTCTGCTGTAAATCTTCCAGAAAATACGATTACCTTTAAGAAAGGAACCACTGCAAATGTTACCACTTATGGATGTTCTGATGATAATTTCAAAACAAACAAATGGGAATATAACGTAGCACCTCAATATAGTGTAGATAAAGTAGAACTTTCCGACTCTTCAGACTTTACTTATAAAGTAACTTTAAACTCAAAACATTATTTAAAAGTTGTAAATGCAATTAGTCTTACATTACAAAACAAAAGCAAATTAACCTCTTTAGTTAATGGCATTCTTGGCGAAAAAACATTTTTAATGAGAGGTCAAGGTCAATTACCTTCGGGTGTTGCTAGCGTACAAAGACTAATTCAAAAAGGATTCTCTAATACTTTCCCAAACATTACTTCATTTTCAACTGGAGTTGACAACGTATACAAAGACGATGATGGAAATTACATAGTCGCAGCACCATCTATTCCTTCGTATAATGCACAACCAATCCAAGTAACTCCAAGAAAAGTAACTTTCTCTGGAACTTTTAGTGGAACTAGTTTTGAGATAACTCCAGGTGTAGAGCATGGATATTATACGGGTGATTCTATCTACTATGCTGCCAATTCAGTAGGTAAGCAAAAAGTAAATGATAGTGGAGAGATCGAAACAGTTCAAGAAAGAGGAACTGCTCTATTTGATGATGGTTTGTACTTTGTCGAAAGAGTTGATGGATTTACTTTAAAATTTGCCAAAAGTAGAGACGACATCTATGGTGGAAATTATGTAAGTGTTGATAACGAAACTACTGTAACTGACAGCACCATTCAACCATATAAGTTTTTTAGTAAAACTTTAAAACCACAAAAGTTATTGAGAAGAGTATCAACTCCAAAAAGTCAAGGAAATAAAATTAAGACCAAACCAGGGTTTACTGGTATCTTAGTAAATGGAGTAGAAATTTTAAACTACAAATCGGATGATTTTGTTAAATATGGAGAAATTGAAAGCGTTGATGTTTTAAGTTCTATTGGAAATGTTGACGTTCTAACTCCTCCAAATTTGATTATTACAGATTCGATTGGAACAGGTGCAACAGGATATGTTGCTGTGTCTGGGGTAGTAAGAGAAATTCAAGTTTTAGAATCTGGATTTGACTATCTTTCCACGCCAACCCTTAAAATTGATGGCGGAAATGGGCAAGGTGCCTTTGGGCAAGTCAACATGAAGTCAATTAGTCATGCACCAAAATTCTTTGCAGATGAAGATTCTGCCAAAGTTATTATTGGAACTTCATCAACAGAATCTAGAATTGGATTCTCAACATATCATAAGTTTAGAAATGCTGAGGAAGTAATTTATAAAACTTTTGATGAACAGACTATTGTTGGTCTTGATACAAATGCATCTTACTTTGTTTCTACTATTGATAATCTCACAGTAAGATTGCACCCAACTCAAGCAGACGCTATATCTGGAATTAATACTGTTTTCTTAACTGGATTTGGTGTTGGAAAACATGCACTTGAATCTGTAAACTTAAAGTCTGTAGTATCTTCTATTAATATTGTTAGTCGCGGTACTGGATATGAAAACAAAAAGAGAACCGCACCAACAACAGGAATTAGTACATCTTTAAACACTATCACTATTAAAAATCATGACTACAGAAGTGGAGAAAAGATTAAGTACACCTCAGTAGGAACTCCTGCCGAAGGTCTTTCTGCAAATGCGGAGTACTATGTAACTGTAGTTGATAAAGACACATTTAAGTTGTCTGCAATAGGAATTGGTTCGGACGTGGAGTTTTATTATAGAACCAAGCAATATGAGAATATCCAATCAGTTGGAGTAGGAACTCACGTATTTAATTATCCAGAAATAACAGCAACGCTTTCTGGTGAAGTAGGAATATCTTCTATTGGAACAGAAACTTTTAAGGCATCCATTAGACCCATAGTCAGAGGACAGATTACAACAGTACATTTGGAAAATACTGGTGTTGGATATGGATCGTCTGAAATTTTGAATCTTGATCGTCAACCTCAAATTACAATTAGTTCAGGTAGAAATGGTCAGGTCAAACCAGTTATTAACAATGGTAGAATTGAACAAGTAATTATTTTAAACTCTGGTTCTGGTTACAGGTCAGTTCCAGATCTGAGAATCAATGGAGGTGGTGTAGGAGCTGTTTTAGTTCCAATTATCTCTAATGAATCGTTATCTGAAATTAAGGTAATGGAACCTGGCAGTGGATATGATCCAGATGATACAACTGTAGATATTGTAACTTCTTTTGATGAAGAAGATCAACCTGAATTTTATTCAAATCTTAAAACTTGGAGAGTTAACTTATTTGAGAAAAACTTACCTTTCTTTGCTAAAGATGATGGAGTAATAACCGATTCAAATTATGAATTGCAATATTGTCACCTTTATGCACCTAGAATTCTTAGAGAAAGTAATTATAGTGTAGACTCTTTAGGAAATACTTTATATGGAGAAAGCGATCTTCGTAAAGTTAGTAGCATTGAAGTTGATTCAGATCAACATTCTCCAATATTAGGGTTTGCCTATGATGGAAATCCAATATATGGTCCTTATGGATATACGACCAAGAGTGGTGGAGTTGTTACTCAATTAAAATCTGGATATTCTCTTGATTTAAAATCTGGAAGACCTCCCTTGTCAGTTTTCCCAGAGGGTTTCTTTGTTGAAGATTATTCATACAAAAATACTACAGATGAAACTATTCTTGACGAAAATAATGGAAGATTTGGAGTAACTCCAGAATATCCTAATGGAACGTATGCGTATTTCATGACGGTCAATGATCTCCTTACGGAGCAATCTGGAGTATTTGAAAAATATAAAAGACCTGTTTTCCCTTATATTATTGGAGAAAATTATAATTCAATCCCAGATGAATTTAATTTTGATATAGGATCAAATCAAGATGCATTTAACTTTGAAGAAAGCAACCTTCATAGAAATACTCAACCATTAAACTTGTTGGAAAATGGACAGCAATACCCATATCTGTTTATTCCAAATAAATTTAATCAGACTGCAAAAATTAATGCTGCATCTTCCGGAAAAGTCACCTCTGTTGGAATCATAACTGGAGGAAATGACTATAAGGTTAATGATACTGTAGTGTTTAATAACCTCACAACTGGAGGGGAAGGTGCGTATGCTAAAGTTAAAAAGGTAAAAGGTAAAACAGTTTCTAACATTAGCGTAGCAACAAGTTCTATTTCAGATGTTTCAATTTATCCAAAAGTAAGTGGTGTATATGAAGTAGAGTGTACTAATCCACATGCATTTGAAAAACTTGATGTCATTAGTATTTCTGGATTATCTACTACTGCAACTGGTATTGAAGGATTTTATCCAGTAGGAGTTTCATCAAATATTCTTCGTGTTGCTGGAGTAGGAACCACTGCTGTTGCGATTGGAACTGCGGGTGCTACTGGTCTTGTTACCTTCTTTAGTGTGGTTGGTAATATCAATGATACGAAAGTAAATGATATCTTAGGTATTGGAACTGAGAAAGTAAGAGTTTTGAATGTAGACTTTGAAAATTCAAGACTCAGAGTTTTAAGATCTGTAAATGGAACTGTTTCTGCTGGTCATACGATTGGTAAATTCATTTATGAAAATCCAAGAAGATTTACCATTCCTGTTGGATATACAACAGATTATAATGT